GTCACCTGAATTGAAGTTATTGTTAGTTGGTAAACCTTGAATTAAAGGTACCACTGACTTAACTTGTTTAGTGTTCGCCATAGATCTAGCAAGTGCTTTCGTATATCTAGACGCAAGTCTGTCATATAGGTTATCCTCAATCGCTTCTTCAGTGATTGCGAACGCTAATGCAACAGTCTCGTGAGTGTATCTAGCAGTAAAAGTTTCTTGTGCATTGTCGAAACTTACGCCAGCACCCTCAGCTTTAACTGAAGCATTTGCAAAACCTGATAACATAACTTCTTCTTCAAACGCTCTGTCTGAAGATTCCGTCGTATAGATTTCAGCATGCTGATTCTCATAACGTTTGTATTCCAGGCCGAATAAAGCATTCAAACCTGGCTCTAGTTCTTTAACTAGTTGTCCTCGTGATATCGCCATAGTTATCCTCCTTAGATACCTGCGGTTTGTTTCAAGAAATGTTCGTTAATACTAACAATTAAGTTCGTATTAGCTGAACCTAACTCATCGTTATCAACGTCTTTTGAAACACCGATTATTTTTAGTTGCGCAGTTCCCGCAGCCATTGTTCCAGAAATTTCTACACCTGAAACAAAGTTTGGTGAACTACCGGCTGCATACACTATATCTGCACAATTACCAATATTGGTTTGAGCAGGTGTACCAGCACTTTGTATTTCAAACCTCTCATACGGGTCATCAGATACGAATCCAACAATATCAGTTGCAGTGTTGGATGCGTTTAAATGATTCGCATAAGTGGGCTTGCTTGTTGTTGCATCAGTAAAGAAAACACCATTAAGTGATCCTAATAACACATCAGCTGCGGCAGCTACAGTAATTGTACCTGTGTTTGCCATCTCAACTGCGTCATTAAAATAAATCGCAGTTGCATTAGCAGCTATTGAGTATTCAGATAAACCTTGGTTGTCTCTATTCTGACCAACTTTTCCGACCGGTCTTAAACCGAACGCGCTATCTTTATTAGCCATAGTTGTGTCCTCCTTATAGACATTTTATTAGTTTATCCGGCGGTTAGGAATTGTTAAAAAATTAACCCTTCTTTGAGCCACCGAAAGTTACACGAGTCTGTCTATCAATATTGATAGGCATACTTGGGTGCTGTTCCTTCATAAGATCGTTATCAACTGCATCAACGTTATCTTCAGCCTGCTTTTTATAGTAGTCTGCTCGTTGTTGCGCAATCTCTTCCGGTACCCTTGCTAGCACAAGGCCACCAACTCCGATCACTCCCTTAAATTTACCATCGTCCACAATTGGAAATTCTGAGTTTGGATATTCATCAGCTCTCACTAATTCGTATCCTGATCTAATTCTTCCAGAAACATTCTTAGTGTCTTGGAATCCCATAGATTCAACTCTTATCCATCTGTGAATGAATCCTGTTGGTGCAGGGGGTGCATCTAAACTTGATGGTGGAGTCCAAACTTTTTTATGAGCTGTTTTTTCTCTATCGTTACTATTTTCCATATGCTTATACCTCCTTCGTGATATTTAATTGTTTCGCATACTCTTCGAGTGGCACACCTAATTTTTTAGCAATTGCTACCTGTGATGGTGTGAGCCTCACAGTTTTGCGACCAGAATTAGTACTTCTTTTTGCAGATGCAACTGTCTGTACAGGTTTGGCCGTTTCCTTAGGTTCTGTTGTAGCAAATTTCTGTGGAAATTCAAGTCTTATTCTTCTATCTATTTCAGAATAATACTCATCACTACTTGGGTCAAAACCCTCTTGTTCTGTTAATTTCTTATGAAGATCAAAAGCAGTGTAGGTCATAGCTGAATCTTGGCCAAACCATGAGTTTTTTTGAGCCCATGTTTCAGCTTTTGGATCAGGTGTACCACTAGCTACTTCTTGTCTTTGTTGTAAATTAACTTGAGGTTGTTGAACTTCTGTTTCTTTTCTTTTTGCATATAGCTCTTGTTCAACTTTTGCTTCAGTGAATCTAGCTTGTTTATACGCGTATTCAGAAATTAAAGATTGAGCTTCAACTTCAGCATTAATATCTCCAGCTTCTCTTGCTGCAGTTAATTTTGCTTTTGCAGATTCTAAACCAGATCTAATACTATCTTCTGTAGTTTTTAATAAACTTGGTTCAATTTTAGAAAGTTTTTGTTCTGCTTTTTCTTTTTCAGTTAAAACTGATTTAGCATAAACTAAAGCTTCATCTTTTTGACGTTCTGCTTCTCTCCATTTTTTAGTCAGTTTAGCTATTCTTTTTTGAACACTATCCGAATAATCTTGAAGTTCATCTTTTTGTGGTTCTTCTTTTTTTTCTTCTGAAACATTTTCTTCTAATTTAACTTCACGTTCATTTTCATGAGTCTTATCTTCAGGTACTGTTTCATCTTCAACAGGTCTTATTGTTGGTTCTTCTTTTATTTCAGGTTGTTGAATTTCAGTTGAATCTTTTTCTTCAACTATATCAACGTCCATTGCTGGTCCTGATGTATCTATATCGACTTTATTATTATTTAAGTCTGGCATAGTTTCCTCCTAGTGTTACTATGATTAATATTGATGAAGTATATCTTCGGGGTTATCGATGCTTGCTAAAACTTCATCGTCATTTAGCAATCTTACTTCCCCACCATCGATCTGTATTCTTGATCCTGCATATCTTGCAAAAATTATCCAATCACCTTTTTTACACCAAGGTCCTTCAGGAAATTTTTCTTTATCATAACAATGTGGTCCCATTTCAAGAACCAAACCACAAGTAGAACCTACTTGTTGTCTTTCTAAAGTGTCCTGTCCTAAAATTAATCCACCTTTAGTTTTTTCAGGCATTTTAAATGGTAGAACTAATATTCTCCATCCTGTTGGTCTAGGTAATTTATTTGATTCTTTTGTTTTAAGACGTTCGTAACCGTCTACTTCTTTTTTATGATCATCATCATACTTATCTAATAAAGCTGATTTAACTTTCGGTTTTTCCGAAGTCGATGACGTTTTCTGATCTTTCAGTATCATTTTTTTTCTCCTTCTTAGGGTTTAGCAGGGCTGATATTTCCTGTGATATTCTTAAATAGGCATGTGCCTGTCCCATCATATACTTGTATTTTTCCATATTGTCAATACCACCGCCAATCATGGAATCTCCAATATCTCGATAAGATTCTTTAAGATGTTTTTGTAGTTTATTTAGTATTATTAGTTCTTCATTTAACATTTTTCTTTCTCCTTTTATGTAATAAATTAACTCTTGAATGCCAACACCACTCAGTAACTTTTATAGCATATGTTTCTAATTTAGAAAACATACTATCTAAAATTCCAAAAAAACTATATATAAATTTGTCTAACATTTCCAACGTCTTCTAGCTTGTCTTATTCTTGAATTAGGATCGTTTTGAGTCTTAGCAGAAGATCTTTTAAGTTGTCCAAGAGACCTTGCACAATATGACTTTCTACGTTTTGCAGCAGCTGAACCTTTTTTAACTTTACCTGTTACAGCAGTTTTTAATTTTGATCCAGGGTTGGCTGCTCTATAAGCTTTTACACCTTTGGTAGTCATTCCAGCTCCAGATTTAGTTGGTCTGTAATTTGCTCCAGGTCCTTTTGTTGTTTTTCTAATAGCCATTATATTTTTTGTAAATTTGGATTATTAGATAACATATTTTTTTCTGCTCTAGGTCTAGCATTAGAGTCTTTACTTCTTTTTCTAAGTTGAGCAATAGCAGATTCTTTTAATTGCTTTTGTCTTCTTAATTCTTTTAAATCTTTTTCTAAATTCATTAAATCATACCTTTGTAGTATTTTGCATAAGATGAATTATTTAAATTTACTCCACCATAATTAGAGTTAATTGCTGGACCATTATATGATTGCATTTTACCACCAGTAGATGCTTTTTTTCTTTTTGTAAATGTTGCAACGTTAGTTGGCTTTCCTCCAGGATTACCTGCTGATCTTTTTCTGCTGACAGCAGATGCCTTTTGTCCTTTTGTCATCCGTGTGGCTTTTGCAAGTGGAACGCATTTTGGATATGCTCTCTTGCTCCCCTTTGATCTTCCGCATGGTTGATATTTGCCCTTCTTCTTTGGTGCTCCAATGTCTACCCATTTCTCCGATACCCATTTTCTTAAAGACATTAGACAAGACCTTGATAATAATTATCCATTGTCATTAAACCACCATTAGCAGCTTTTTTTCTAGTTTTCTTTTTACCACCTGGTGTAACTTTACCTGAACATACGGCTGAACCGTACATGTTAGCATATGCAGAAGGATATACTTTAAATTTTCTTTTAGCGGCTGCTTTTCCTTTTGCACAGAGTTTTGCCATTATGCAATACCCATTGCTTTTTTCATCATTGATTTTGATTTAGGTTTTTTCTTTTTACTTTTAGCCATTAAAATTTTTTTCTTTAACTCAGGGGGTAAAGTTTTTTGTGCTTTAGTTAAACCATTACCACCATTACCAAATTTTTTTCTCATTATTTTTTTCCTCCGTTTTTAAATATTTGTGTTCCCTTTATACCATAAACACTCGCCACTACAAGTATCCAAAGATTTGTAAACCATTTTGGAAGCTCAGAAAACATCTCAAAAAACAATTTTACTTTGTCCATCGCTGTTGGGTCCTCACTTACGACTGCCCAGGCCAAAATTAATACTGGCGCAGACAAAATTAATAAAATAAATTCGTCTTTATAATCATTTTGACGAGCTTCTAGCAATTTTCCTTGGTAAGCTTCTTTTCCTTCGGCCATACGAGATGCATGCATTAACTGTGCGTCTGACATTGCCATTTTAGTCTTTTGCTTGTTAGCATAAATCTTACTACCAGCAGAGACGGCTAATTTAATTGCCGAAAACCACATGTTAGATCCATCTAGCTTTTTTAGACTTCTCTTTCAGCATTCTTTTAGTGCCTCTTACTTCAACTTCTTCACCTTTTGCGACGTAGTTGAAAGCACCATCTGCTGTAGTCTTAGATCTAGGGTCAATTTCAAGATTCATTTTGTCTTCTGACTTGATTTCAACAATTTTATCTAATTTATCCATAATTTTTCTCCTTAGTTAATTTATAGTAACCTTTTTTTACTATTTTGTCATTATTATTCGTTTCCACTACGAATAATTTCGACATTTGGCATCATATCTTTTGCATTAGGCAAAGTTTTACTTAAAACAGTTTTTTGAATTGATGTATCAGCTCTTAAATTAGCTAAATCTTCATTTTGTTCAAGTTTTTCTTCTTGATTTGATTGATTCATCATAGCTTTCATTTTATCAAGGTCAATTTTTTCTTGATCCTGTTCTTTTCTACGTTCATTTTCCATTGCTCTAAGGTCTAATTCTCTTGCTCTTAGTTTTGCAATAGGATCATTGTCAAATTGTGAAGTAATTTCTTTTTCTTCCTTCATAAATTCTTCCATCATCTCAGCAATCAATTGAGCTTTTCTTGCTTCAATTTTTTGAGTCATCTGTTGAATTTGCATTTGCATTTGTTGAGCCATTTGTGGATTTTGT